GCTCTGTTAACCAATTTTGTGCATTTGCACTACCCCGGTTGGCCTGTGCCGCAATATCATACCAGTGTGGTGTTATACCACGCTGTATCCATACAATCTTGGCACCCTGTTGTTTTAGTCCTCGAATCTCATTGGGGAAACGGCAATCGCTAATAACAATATTATCTCGTGATGTACGCAGTTTGTTTTCTAGGCTAGCAATCCAAATGTCATCGTGAAAGTATTGACGCAATACATCTGTGCCCCAGTACTGTAGGATCCAACGCGGTGTGACAGGCATTCTTAGTCTGTTGGTCCACCAGGCATCTTCAGTTTCACGCCACTCACGGCTTTCTTTTGTACGGCCTTCCAGCATATTGCGGTCCCACCCAAACACATGGGCCACAGCATCTTTAAGGGTAGCCGCAAAACTCTCGCGTTTAAACTCATGAAAGTTAACTAGATAGTCTGCCGCAGTATCTTTGCCGGATCCAATAAAACCGCAAATGCCAATGATCATAAAAAATGCTCCTATTACAGAGCATTTTAACTTATTTGTAATATAAGGTCAACTTTAACAATTCCATTTACGCAGGGCCAGGGCTTTGCGTGTGGGTTTGCCGTTGGGTTTCTTCATGGGGCCTTTTACACCGCCCATTCTAGCACAGAATGATTTACGGCGGTTGGCGGCCTTTGAGCCTGCTTTTAATTTACTAGGCTTTGTGGTCACTGCCATTTGTAGTTTAGATCCAGGATTTTCTCTACGGTAGCTGGCAACACCTTTGGCATTGAGTCCACCGTTCTTGTTCTTGCCGGCTTTGCGATGCCAGGCAGCGGACTCGTCCAGTAGCTCATGATCATCTACAGATTCAAACTCTTCCCAAATCTGTTCGGCATCAACTCCGTGATGTAGGGCAAATGCTTCTACCATGTCTTCGATCTGATCAAATTGTTCTTCTACGCTTTCATTGGGCACACAGTTACGAACCTGGCCGCCATTCTTGCCCTTCTTGGTGCCTTCGGCATGCTTGCCAGGCCAACACTTGGTATATCCATTTGAGTCTTTGGCACCTTTTGCAATCTCGTTGATGTTACCATGTGTTTGACACATGCCACAGTCTTCACAAGTCATTTCCATTTCAATGGATTCCGTGTGTTTTTTCTTGCCGGCACAATGAGCCTTTTGTGAAAATCCCTTAGGATGGCTACAATTGATACTGCTCTTGTACTTTTGACTCCACCCTTCTGTGATTATTTCATTAATTTTCATAAGTTATCCTGTTACCCAGGTTAGTGGCATATTGCCTTCTATGTTGTTTATCAACTGTTTTTCTAAATCTTCCATTTCTGCGGCAGCCTCGGTCTTGAGTGCATCGCCATTCAGACTTGCACCGCCTTGTGGGCCTGCAATTTGATTAAACTTACTACGAGCTTCACCTAGTATGCGTTTGGCAAAACTGTAGGCATATTCTTGCAACCACGGAAAAGCATAAATGTCATTTAACAGCATTTGATCAGGCTTTTTATTGTATACCCAAAGCAAACAATTCTCAGCAAATTGATCTACCACATTACTGTAAATTTTAGTTTTACTCAAATCAAATCCAATGACCTGTGTACTGCTCAATGTGCGACCTGCTGCCACTGTAAACAAAGTATGATCATCATTGCGTGTCAGTACGGGATACATGCCGTTGTAGCCTGGATCGGGACAGTTGCTGATAATAATGGTATCGCCCACACTTACCATGTAAGGTGCGCCAGTGGTTATTGTAATAGTGCTACCAACTGCTGTGCCACTTGCTGTTAGTGTTGCTACTCTAGCATTGGTATGTCCAGCATTAGGTATCTTACGGGTGATAGTTAATTTTTTAGTCACCGGATTAAATGTATAAGTGATGTACCCGCCAAACATGGTCATGGCCAACTTCTGATAACTGGCAAATAGTTCATAGTTGACCAGGCCGCCAACACGACCTGCAACCAACATGTATGTGTTCAAGAAACCTGATGCAAAAGGTTCAAATTGGCTGGTTGTGGTGCCTGTAACTGATCCAATGCCTCTGCGGAACACTTGGCGAACTGATTGTATTTCCGCTGGTAGTATGTATTCTTGTGTTTCTGGCAACAGGTCCAAGAACGCATAACTTTCTTCAACTGCATTGGCACTACGCTGACGATATTTGATCAAGGCCTGTTTGATGGCCATTTCATAGTGTTCAAGTTCTAGCTCAACATCCACAATGCCATCGCCAAGGCGCATACGAATATAATCAACCACTTCTGCCCGCTTGGTATTCGAACTGTCGTAAAGTGTTGCGTCGTATGCTATTGGGCCCGGACCTGCTAGACTATCGGTAGTTATACTACCCTGTGAGCTGAGTCCGGTTTTAATTGTTACACTCATAGGAAATCCTGTTTACAGTATTTATTACCGCAACAGGATTCCTATTTATTGCACTCGGAGCAGGACTATATCTGCGTTGATACGCCCAGTTAACAGTGTTTCTGTGGCACGGACATCATCTAAAAACTTGCGTAACTGCACTTTGCCTGCTTTGGCAAACTCTTTGAGCTTTTCTTCAGGCTTACGCAATGTTTTACTGGTGCTCTTCTGTTCATCAAAGTTAATGATCGTGGTACCCTTGACACTGAGTGTCTGATAACTTGCGGCCACATACTTGCCCAACTTGCGTGACTTTGTGTTATATACCCATAGTTCGTTGGCACCCAGGATGTCTGCAGGATTGATGCTGACAATTTTTAGTGCTGTGTCAGTTTTTGCATATTTGAGCTTGGCAATCAGTTTTTCCTTGCTTGGTGCTTTCTTGACACGGGCTTTCTTAGTGGCTTTCTTAACTCCGCGGTATTGGTCCACTGCCGCTAGTAAGTTATCGATCCAGGTGATCATGCGTTTAAAGTCAGCAGTCTTGTAATTGCTGTAACCTTCTCGCACTTGTTCGTCTTTTTTACTTTGTGCAAGTTCCAGTTCTGCTCGTCTGTTGCCAAAAAGTGTTTCGTACTTGCCAAGCTGACTTTGTACTACATTGTTGGCAACCAAAAAGTCGTAGGGCTTGAAGTCAACCTTGTTGTTTGAATGTACTTCATCATACACCCCTTCAATTTCGCCAAGTATTTCGCTAGTACGCTCACTCAATCGGTCTTGGATAGTGGGACGATATACTTCTACTTTTGTTGTGGTGACTTCAACTGCTTCTGGCTCTGCTAGTTTAACAGCTTCTCCGATTGCTTCTTTCAAAAAGTCGGTATGGCGAGCTTTTAACGGCATACCTTGTCTATGTGCCATAATCAAACTACATGCAGTCATTGACAACGAACGGTCTGGCGCACGGATAAAAGCACCAAGGTCTTTCTTAGTAAAAACTGTCGTCTGTTTTTGCATCCATTCTACCACATGCTTTTTACAGTCCTTTTGATTGTAATGATAATTGTAATAATAAAAACTACGACGCATGTGGTGATCAAAATCTGAATCAGTAAATCCCAATGCTCGTTCGGTATCCCATACTGGCTCACTGCCTGTGTACTTTTCATCGGCAAACTTAGCCCGCTGGACCTTGGGTGCTTTTGATTTAATCTTAATGCCTGCTACTGTAGCCATTATTTTCGCTCCTTTTTTACACGGCCAATACGGCTCGTCTTGTTCCAATCATATGCGACTCCATCGGGACATTTGCCATCCCGAACAGAATCCACGCCAAACCGACCCACAATCTCGAATCCGTTGCCTGTTATAGTAACAAACTCGTTGAGTACTTTAGCCCGATCCATTGCTAGATCCAAATTGTCAAATTCTTGTTCTTGCGTTTTTGTTATTAATTTATACATCATACCCGTATTATAGCAAATCAACCATTTTGTGTCAATTAGTACATTAGTGCGGCCATTACAGTCCACTGTTCAAATGTGTTTATGGCCTCAGAGAATTGGTCCTCTAATTCTGTGTACTTTTGTGTTAATTTACCTCTGCGCCTGCAAAGAACCATTTCTTTGTCCATTTCTGTGTAAATTTCCCTGCATGTTTTATAGAATTTATGAAGAGTGCTACGGGCACGAATGTCTTTGGTGTGAGCAACGGATGCCAACAGTTGCTCCAATTTGACTATATGTGCTTCGTGTTGCGGTTGCATAAGTGCGTATTATACGATAAAAGCCAATACATGTCAAACCCATAAATACTATAATATAGGATGATACATGGCTCGCTTATCGCTTTGGAAAGACGGACGACACTCAAATGATTACAAGTTCTTCGATCGTAGGATCAGTGAGATGTTTACTATGGGCGGCACTGGTATTATCATTCACAAATATCTGGGCACAAATCAACAAACTGACAGCACAGATCTTACACAGCCTAACTACACAAACCAAAGCGAAAAGAACATACAAGATTTGCTGTTTGTGGAAAACCGTGATCGCAAGTACGACCCAGATGTTTATAAGATGCGGGGCATATACACTCGTGCCGACCAAGACTTTGACCTAAGCCAATTTGGTCTGTTCTTACAAACTGGTACCTTGTTTATGACCTTTCATATCAACGATATGATGGACACCGTTGGTCGTAAACTAATGGCTGGCGATGTATTAGAACTAGAACATTTAAAAGATTACAATGCATTGGACCAAGATGTCCCTGCGGCATTAAAGCGTTACTATGTTATCGCAGATGCTAGTTTAGCCGCAGAAGGATTTACTCCAACTTGGTGGCCGCACTTATGGCGTGTTAAGATTAATCCGCTAGTAGATAGTCAAGAATACAAAGATATCCTTAACACCATTGTAGAAGGTACTGCCAGTACCACTACTGCCAGTATCATGAGTAATTACGGTGTTTATATGAACATCAATGCGGCTGTAGTTGCACAGGCCGAGGTAGATGTTCCCAAGTCTGGATACGATACTAGCAAGATGTATCTTCGTCCTGAATATCAAGGCACAAACGCCGACAACACCGATGTCACTGCGGATGGTAATGTTACTGTAGATAATACAACTATTAGTTCAGAGACAAAAATTAAAGGTTACTTGGTAGGTGATGGGTTAGCACCAAACGGATTACCATTGGTAGCAGGCATAGAATTTCCAAATTTACCGTCAACTGGAGATTACTATTTGCGTACTGACTATTTGCCCAACAGGCTATTCCGATACAATGGAAAACGCTGGTCAATGGTTGAAGATTTATTAAGAGCAAATATAACACCCGGATCAAATAATACCGTGAAGGGTAGTTTTGTTAATAATACCAAGACTTTTACAAACTTAGAAGGTCAAGTTGAATCTGAACGCCAAAGTCTAAGTCAGGCATTAAAAATACAGGCAGATAACTAATGGCACAGCAATTTTTTTACGATAATCAAATACGCAGATTTCTAACTCAGTTTATCAGGCTGGTGTCGGGTTTTCAAGTTGAGTTTGGACAAGGTGCCAATGGACAGAGAGCCTTACAACAAGTACCGGTTATCTACGGCGATCAAAGCAGACAAGCGGCACAGATACTCAAACAAAACAGCGAAAACTTGTTGAGTAGCGTGCCTGCTATTGCTGTTTATATCAGTGCATTGGATTATGATCGTGAGCGTATGCAAGATCCCAGTTACATTAGTAAAATCAGTGTTAGAAAAAGAGAATACGACCCAACTACTGGTAACTATCTGGCCGGTCCAGGAGATGCATATACTGTAGAGCGTATGATGCCAGTGCCATATAAGTTGACTCTTAAGATGGATGTGTGGACCACCAACACAGAACAAAAATTACAATTATGGGAACAGATATCAACTTTGTTTAATCCCAGTGTGGAAATTCAAAACACTGACAATTTTATCGACTGGGGCAGTTTGACAGTGGTAGAACTAAAAAGTACCATATGGGATTCAAGATCAGTTCCTAGCGGTACCGACGAAAGTATTAGCATTGCCACACTACAGTTTGAATTGCCAATTTGGTTAAGCAGTCCTGCTAAAGTTAAACGACTGGGTGTAGTAACAAAAGTTATTGCCAACATGTATGATGCCAATGGTAACTTGACCGAAGACATATTTACAGATGCAGATTTGTTGGCACGACGAGCAACTACCTTTAGAAATTACAACTTAGTATACATCGGAAATCAATTAAAATTAGTTAACAGCACAGACACCATGGATAGTAATGTTCATGTTGGATCCGCAAACAGTTGGGCACAGTTAATGGCCGAATATGGACAAATAAGAAACGGTGTTAGTCAAGTACGGCTAAGACATGCCGATGGCGTTAGTGAAGTTGTTGGCACTGTTGCCCAACATCCAGCAGATGAAAGCATACTGTTATACGACCCAAACATAGACACTTTGCCCGTAAATACCATTACCGCAATTACAGCTATCATTGATCCGGAATCTGTTGATGTGGACAGTTTGCAGTTACTAACACCAACTTTGGGCACACGCTACTTGATCACCAACGCCATTGGCAGTTATAATAACAGTGAGGGTGCCGTAGCCTGGGGAACTAATCCGTGGTTTGTTGCTGATGCCAATGATATCGTTGAGTATACTACAAATGGATGGACTGTTAGTTTTCATAGTCAAGAGGCAGACAGATATATCTTTGTAACCAATTTGGCCACTAGTATTCAATATAAATTCGATTACGAAAATAATGAATGGGTTAAGAGTGTTGAAGGATTGTATCTAGCAGACAACTGGAGTATTGTAATTTAAATGTTATCAAGTACCGGTGCATTGATATATTGCATCCAAACACATCGATATTTGTTTTTGCTTAGAAACAGTAACCGACACTCGGGTAGTTGGGGAATTGTTGGCGGGAAAGTAGAAGAAAACGAATCAGTTATACAAGCACTGCATCGAGAAATACAAGAAGAATTGGGTGGCGAAATCAAAGACGCTAAGATTATTCCCATCGAACAATACACCAGCGACAATGATAAATTTGTGTTTCACACTTATCTAATCAGTGTGGACCGAGAGTTTGTGCCGATGCTAAATCACGAGCACAGAGGATATTGTTGGGTTCCCTTAGATGATCACCCTAAGCCATTGCACCCAGGGGTGTGGCGTAGTTTTAAGTTTACTGCCATTGTGGATAAATTACGAACTATGGAAACTGTATTATCCGATGTCAGCTTCAAGAACGAACTCTCTAAAAGTAATTTGTCTTAGGTTGACCTGAAACTTCCATGACTCAGGCATGTAGTATTCAGAAGTTGGTGTCACACGAACAAAATCCACATTGGGATATAGTTCAAAAACCAGTTTCAAAGTTTTTTCGTAGAATGTATCATCACCTTGGCGGCCATCAAATCCCATTAGATACACTTTTGAATGTCCATCAAAGCAGGCTAGATATACAGCGATAGTGCCTGCGT